CGCGAGCTTTTCCGCATCAAGGCGGAACTGATTGCCGAGAATTACGAACCGGACATTCTCCAGCGCATCACCGGCATGGAAGTAACCGATGAGATGCTGGAGATTATGCGAAGCGACAAGCTCCGCAATTACCAGATTGATGTTGAGACCGACAGCACCGTGTTCGCTGATGAAGAGGAGATGAAGCGGACGCGGGTGGAATTTGCCAATGTGATGGGCAATTTCTTAGTCCAGGCCGTCGAGGCGACACGGGCTGCGCCGGAGATCACGCCGATTGCTTTTGAAATTCTCAAGTTTGTCTCTGGTGCCTGGAAGATTGGACGTAACTTCGAGGACGTTATCGGTCAGACCGAAGCCCAGGTCATGCAGCAGCTACAGGCGCAGCAGCAGCAGCCGCAACAGCCCCCACCGGAAGAGCGTATACAGCAACAGAAGATCGCCGCCGAATTGGAGCGCGAGAAGCTGAAGCAAGAAGGCAAGTTGGCTGATATAAGCTCCCGTGAGCGAAGCAAGGCAGCGGAAATCCAAGAGGAAACCCGCGCCTCACAAGATCGTGTCCGCTCCAAGGAAGACTTGGCGATGCTTGAAGCCGAGTTAAAAATGATGGAGGGGCGATGACCTCCGATCAATACAGCCATAATTATGAAGAAATCAAATGGACGCGGAGGGCGAAGGAATCCCGCGCTGGTTTGGTGCAACGCAAACGGTCGTTCATGGTGATGAAGGATATCGAACCGTTCATCTCACCCATTGACGGGAAAGCCGTAGGAAGCCGTTCTTCATTGCGCGAACATGAAAGGCGGCATAATGTCCGCCAGATTGGTAACGACTGGGCGGGAAGTGAACGTCCAGCTAACTGGGACCAGATACAACATGGACGAAACTGAGACAAGCACCCCGGAACCGGGGCCAGCGTCAGAACCCACCACTCTCGACGGTGTGTTGGAAAGCGTAATCAAGGGAGAGTTCACGGACAGCGAGCCGGAACCCACTCCTAGTGAACCACGACCTCTCGCTGGAGAATCAGGCGCGGAAGAAGTTGAAGTCCAACCGGACCCATCAGACGAACCCGCCGAGGGCCATGAGGACGCAGATGCAGAGGCCACTCCCGATGCGGGTCTATCGGATTCCGCTGTGGAGCCAGAGCCGGATGCACTTGCTGCGCCAAGGACATGGCCCGCTGAACACCGTGAGGCGTTTGAGCATCTACCCGAAGAGCAGCAGAACTTTATGCTGAAACGGGAGCAAGAACGTGATTCGGCGTTCACTCGCAAGACGACTGAACTCGCAGAGCAGCGACGAGGAGTGGAAGGATTGCAGGGCGTTCTGGCACCGTATAAAGCGCAGATGCAAGCCAACGGCATTAGCGAGGCGGAATATGTCTCGCGGCTGATGAGCTATGACAACGCGCTACGGCAGAACCCGCAAGCCGCACTCCAACATCTTGCCCAGCACTACGGGGTCAAATTGCCGTCTGGCGATTCGGGTGTGGATTGGAGTGAGGAACCCTCGACCGATCCGCAAATTCAGCAACTGCAACAGCAACTGAACCAGACGCAAGCACACGTTCAATCTATGCAACAGTCGCAGCTCAACGCTCAACAGCAGCAACTTGTGGATCAGGTTGAGTCCTTTGCAACCGTTAAGGATGCGAAAGGGGGACTCAAGCACCCACACTTTGAGAAGCTGCGTGAGCGAATGGGGCGATTGGTAAATGCCGGAGAGACCACGGATTTGGAAGCCGCATATAACATGGCGCTCCGTTTGGATGATGATCTCTACAAAGAGACCATTGCCAACGAACGGAAGTCTGTTTCCAAACAGGAAGAAGCCCGACGCAAGGCGGCTGTCGAGAAAGCCAAGAAGGCACAGCCGACACGCGGTGGTGCAGCGTTGCCGGGCGGCTCCGTAAAACCATCCGATCTCGATGATATTTTACGCAAGCAGATTGGGTCAGCCGTGTCTGGATAGGTCTGTTGCTCCTATGATGGGAGCAAGCAACAATGGCTACTTCTCCAAATAGTACATATACGGAGATTGTGACTACAACGCTTGCTGGTTACTCTAAGACGATGGCCGACAACGTGACCAACAACAATGCGTTGTTGCGTCACATTGACCAGAACGGGAACAAGTCCCCCGCGACGGGTCGCACCATCGTTCAAGAGCTTGAGTATGCTACGAACTCGACAACCAAGTGGTATTCGGGTTACGAGGTGCTTGATACTTCGACCAGCAATGTCTTCACCGCTGCCGAGTTTAATTACAAGCAGTTGGCGGGGAACGTGGTTATCTCCGGTCTTGAGCAGGTCGAGAACAGCGGCCCAGAGCAGATTTTCAATCTGCTTAAAAGCCGTATTCGGAACCTTGAGAAATCGCTTAAAAACACGATGGCGGCTGCACTCTATGCAGACGGCACCGGAACTGATTCCAAAGAACTTGGCGGGTTGCAGCTATTGGTTCCCGGCACCGTGGGTAACACGGTTGGCGGCATCAACAGCGGCACCTACACGTTCTGGGCAAATCAGGTCTACGACTTCTCGACGGAAACCGTCACCGCTTCCGCAACCACAATTCAAACGGCCATGAATACCTTGTGGCTCGCTTGTATCCGTGGCGCGGACCGGCCAGACGTGATCGTTGGGGACACGACTTATTTCGGGTTCTATTGGGCGTCTCTTCAGACGAACCAGCGGTTTACCAGTGATGAGTCGGCATCGGCAGGATTTATGAACCTCATGTTCATGGATGCTCCCGTGTATTACGACGATCAATGCCCGACCACTAAGATGTACTTCCTCAATACTGACTACCTGTTCTTGCGTTATGCAGAGGGTCGTGAGTTTGTGCCTCTTGGCGAGAAGGCGAGTGTCAATCAGGATGCTCTTGTCATGCCAGTTGCGTGGGCCGGTAATTTGGCCGTAAGCAATCGCGCACGGCAGGGCGTCATACAAGCCTAGGAGGAGCGAATGGCTTATACGACACAATCAGCCGTTGGCATTGACTTCGATGGCGGGACGGAATCAACCCCATCCCAAGCCATCGGGACTCGCATGGTTGGGAATGACAACTCGACTTGGCTGTATATTACTGCTGGTTCTGCCATCGCGCAGTACGATGTGGTGAGTACGGATGAAGCCTATTCGGGTATCCCCGCCACAAAGGCAGCTATTGACGATGGCCATATTATCGGGGTTGCCCCCGCGGCCATTAGTTCTGGAGAATATGGTTGGGTCCAGCTAACGGGGGTCGTCACCATGAACGTGCTGGCGTCCGCTGCTGCTGACGTGACCCTCTATTCGTCCGCAACTGCGGGGTCTTTGGACGACACGTCAACATCTCAGACGGCAGTGAATGGTTTGTTCCTGACAACTGCCCGTGGTGGAACCGCTGGTTCTGCTCCTGGCATGGGGACATGGCCGATGTCGGCTGCGATCTAACGGAGGAAGTGCGGGGGCAGAAATGTCCCCGCACAACTGCCTATGAGCAATATACGGATAGAGATATTTGCCGGAGAGAACGGCTCACCTGATCTGGTTGAAATCCGCAGAGTGGGGGATTTCAATACGGTTCTCTATAAGGTCTCCGAAAAGGAGGGCTATCTGAAAGAGAACTTCCCCGTGGAATGGGCGGCCTATGCGAATGGACACCGGGGCAAGGTGAGGCCGAGGGGTACGCTCTTGACCGAATTGAAGGGTGTGGGGGCGCGTAAGGAAAGAGTTCTGATCCAGCAAGATGTGAACACGGTCGAAGAGCTTGCTGACTTATCCGATGCTTCGGTCGGCGCTCTAGGTGCTGGGACTGTAGATTTGAGGAAAAAAGCGCGGGATTACATTGCTGCGCGAGAAGGAATGAGACCGGCTCAGGCGGTGGGATAAGACGATGACACTTCTCACAATTTGTCAGGACGCCGCCAACATCATTGGGATTACTGCACCCGATTCAGTAACGTCTTCGACCGATACGTCTGTCATCCAACTGGAAGCGAGCGTCAACCAAGAAGGCCGCGCCCAGGTTCAGAAATACGGCTGGCAAGTGCTGGTGAAAGAAGCGAGCCATACGACTGTGGCGGCTGAATCCCAAGGCACTATGGTTTCGATAGCCAGCGATTTCGGGCGGTTCAGCAACAATACGATGTGGAACCGGACGACGAACCGCCGGTATTACGGACCTATTACAGATTCAGAATGGCAGCAAATATTGGCTGTCGTAAGCGGTGGGATTACAAATTACTTCAGAATACGCGGCGGCAATCTGCTGATGCACCCCACGCCGACAGCCGGGGAATCGGTCAAGTTCGAGTATGTCTCAAAATATTGGGTCGATACCTCTGGTGGCTCCACGGCCAATGCGGACGCATTCAGTGGGGACTCGCAAACAACAGTTCTGGAAGAAGAATTGATTATCCTTGGGGTAGTTTGGCGCTTTCTCAAATTGAAGGGCCTGCCCTACGACCAGCAATATGTTGATTACCAGAATCGGGTCGCTGAATACACCGGCCATGATGGGGCAAGCCCGATCTTACGGATGGGCGGTCCAGGCCGCGCTATCTTGGCGCTTAACGAACCCGAAGGAAATTACACTCTCTAACCCTCTACTTTAGGAGATTACTATGCCGAATTTTGGTGGAATAGCGTACTCGAAGAACTCGAAGGGCGGCATGAAGGCTAACCCGAAAGCGACTACTTCAGCGGGTGGCTCGCCGTTCTCTATTACCGGGCCGGGGCATCAGGCGGCTGATAAGGCCACCGTAAATCCTGGGACTTTTAACGCAGCAGTTCCTACCGACAATTACGCGGCCACGGGTAGTGCCACGGTACCCGGTGGGGCGAAAACGGCTTAACTTATGGCGCGAGACCTCTATGGCGAAATGCTTTCGCGGGCGCTCAATCGGGGCGCACCGCCGGGTCATTTCCCTGCCTACATTAACCCCGGTGAAGCTGCACAGCTTCGGGCGCAGGGTGGTGGTGTTCCTCTAGGGGGAGGGCAGTACGTAGTCAATGGATTGCCCTCATATCAGCAGCCTAGTGCCGCCGACATCCAGGGCGCGATTGATATGGCGATAGGACTGGGGGTGGACCCAGGCTCGCCGGAGTACGCGGCGGTTGAAGCCCCGGATTTCACTGTTCCAGTTCCAGCCCCATCCTTCGTGCCCGATAGATGGTCCTTCAACGCCCGTACTCTTCATCCAGTTGGATTGGCACCGGGAATTGATCCTATTACTGGTGCGGGCACAACCCGATCAAGCGGGCCGGGTACTCTCCCAATGCCAGAGGCAGTAGAGATGGATCGTGAGAGAGCGGCGTGGCCTCCTGGGGAGGCAACCGCCCCGCCACCGCGTGCGGTAGAGCCTACGGGACCGCCGCCAGAGGAACGTGGAAATATTGCTTATGAACAAGAGCGCGCCCCGACAGGATTTACTCCACTGTTGCCTCTTAGGGCGCGGACAGAGGCAAAACCTATACAACTACGGGCAGAGTCAGCACAACGCACAGCACAGGAAGCCAATGATAAACAGCAGATAATACAGGATGCGGCTGTGGCGAAGGTTAAAGCCTCTTATGGTTACAATGAGAATACGCCCGAAGGCTATGCAGCCGTCATGGCGGCAATACAAGCAAATCGACTACCTAACAGTGGTTCCGAGATGCAAGCACTTAACTTTGAGGTAATTATAAACGATGCGCGATTAACCCCGGAAGAAATGGCGAGTCGTTTGTCGGCTAATATCTCTGAGGGCGGCATCGGGAAATATGCTCCCGCTGCGGGGGCTGCGAGACGCGCTGTGGATCGCGGGTATGGCGACGACCCTAATCTCAAACCTATATTAAGGAATTTAACTCGACTTACCCCGGAAGGCGAATACGCGGTTATGGGCGGCGGAGTATCCATGCCGAGGGAGTTAATGTCATTCATCCCTGCACTTGCAGGAAGTGCTGCCACTGCGATTCTCCCACCCGCCATTGGGGGCTTGGCAGCTTTGGGAATGTGGGGTGCGGGTGGGCCGGGGTTAACACGGTGGGCAGAAGCTAAATATGGCCCTTGGGATAATCCACTTGCTAACTTTCTGCTTATGCGTCGCGGGCCTGGAGAACGTGTCTTACCCGAGATAGAAGACACTCAGAGACTTCGGCGGCAGCCTGATTTCAGTCAACCATATGGGGGCGCTCCAGACGTTCCAATCGCTGAACCGCCATTCGCCCCACCGCAGTCGGTCACCGATGAGGAGGATGTTGTTGAGGAGGTTGTTGTGGGAGATGGGGAGAGGACGCTAGACCCAATTTCTCAAGCAATACAAGATCGATTGAGGCGAAATCGTGAATTAGGAGAGGAACAAAGGAGACTCGCGCAGGCGTTGATCCCCCGGCAGTTCGCATAATGGCACAAGCACCGCTTCGCATAACTGGCGCAAACGCCACAATCCCGGCCCCGATGGGCGGGTTGAATACCCGTGACTCTGTGGATTTGGTGCCGCCAACGGACGCGATCCGGCTCGATAATTTCTTCCCGGCCCGCTCGCATGTCCAAGTGCGTAACGGCTACGACGACCATGTAACCGGCCTTCCCAGCACGGTTCAGAGTTTGATGATCTACAATTCCGGCACCGCAAATACGATGTTCGCGGCATCCGGCACTGCTGTTTACGATGTGACATCGGCGGGTGCGGTTGGTTCGGCGGTCATTACGAGTTTGAGTAATGCTCAGTTCCAGTGGACAAATATCACCACCGCTGGTGGGTCGTTCTTGTGGATTTGCAACGGTGAGGATGCCCCACGGCATTGGAATGGCAGCACATGGGCCACGCCATCTCTGACGGGTGTAACGGCTGCTAACATCATTAACGTGACGCTGTTTAAGGAACGCCTGTTCTTTGTTTTCGTCAATTCCATGACTTTTGGATTTATCGGCGTCAACGCTGTCGCCGGAGCGGTGAGCGAGTTCGACTTAGGCAGCGTGTTCCAGCGTGGCGGGCAGCTACAGGCGATTGGGACATGGACGCGGGATGGCGGGGCAGGACCGGAAGACAACGCTCTGTTCTGGACCGATGAAGGTGAGATTGCGATGTACGCGGGCACCGATCCTTCGGATGCCACTAAATGGACGCTTGTCGGCGTCTACAATGTCGGTCGTCCCATTGGTCGCCGCTGTATTCTCAACGTGGGCAGTGATTGTTATCTCATCACCGAGAATGGTGTGCTTCCGATGACCCAGGTGCTAGGCACCGGAGAAGCCGCACCTAATATCGCCATAACGGACAAGATTTCATCCACGTATAACGAAGCTGTGGTGAATTTTGTCTCAACATTTGGCTGGGAAGGGGTGCTTTACCCGCGTGGTGGG